TCTTACAAGGGCTATAATTCAAAATGAAAAAGCTGAAAAGAGATCCGGTAAAATACATAAGAGATCGAGCTAAATCAAAGTATGAAAAAGGTTCAGAATGCCACATTTGTGGCGCTGACACAGAACTTGATTTTCACCACTTTTACACTCTAGCGCCTCTACTAAGAGAATGGTTAAAGGAAAAGCAAAAAGAGAGACCAGCGCACTATACGGATGAGTATATAGTAATTTGGCGAGACGAGTTTATAGAAGATAAATGGGCGGAGCTGTACGAGCACACAGTGACACTTTGCCATAAACATCATTTGGAACTGCATAGATTATATGGCAGAAATCCAGCCCTAGTAACTGCAAAGAAACAAATGCGTTGGGTAGAGATTCAAAGAGACAAACATGGCATGGTATGATAGAATAATAGGACGAAAGCCGGAAGTGGAAGAAAAATTAAATCCGGCACAACCGTACTATGACCATAAAGTAGAACCCTCTCGAGAACGTGTAGTAAACTACGAGAGAGCATACGAAGACCTCGAAATTGTAAATCGAGGTGTGAATATGATTGTTGATGACACTTCAGAAATACCAATTTCTGTGGGTGGACAAGTACAAGGACTGTCTAGTGTTGTAAAAGGGATTAAGCGTTCGCGTGTAGACTTACTGCTAAATAAAGAGCCCAACCCTTTTCAAGACATTAGCACATTTCGACGTAATTTAGTTACTGATTATTTACTAGATGGGAACATTTTTATTTACTTTGATGGCGTACATCTTTATCATTTGCCAGCAAATAAAGTTACTATTCATGCAGATGAGACAAAGTATATTGAAAAGTTTACGTTTAACGAAATAATTAATTATAAACCAAGTGAGATTATTCATATAAAAGACAACTCATTCTATTCTATTTATCGAGGCGTTTCACGTCTAAAGCCTGCACTACGTACAATGATACTTATGAGAAGTATGCGGGACTTTCAAGATAATTTTTTTAAAAACGGCGCTGTTCCAGGGCTCGTGCTAAAATCCCCGAACACACTATCTGAAAAAATTAAAGAAAGAATGATACAGTCTTGGTCAGCTCGATACAAGCCAGATGCTGGCGGCCGACGACCTCTTATACTTGATGGCGGTATTGAAGTAGATTCTATATCGAATGTAAACTTTAAAGAATTAGACTTTCAAAGTGCAATTGCAGAAAATGAAAAAATTGTACTGAAAGCCTTAGGAGTTCCTCCTATTATGTTGGACTCTGGAAATAATGCGAATTTACGTCCAAATATGAGGATGTATTACCTTGAGACAATTCTTCCAATTGTTCGAAAAATGAACTTTGCACTTGAAAGGTATTTTGGGTTCGCATTATCGGAAGATATTACTGATATTCCAGCTCTACAGCCAGAGCTACGAGATCAATCACAGTACTACTCTGCATTAGTTAATACGGGAATTATTTCCCCTAACGAAGCTCGAGCAGCTCTTGGATTTGAATCAGTAGAAGGATATGATGATTTGCGAGTACCTGCTAACATTGCAGGCAGTGCCGCAAACCCAGACGAAGGCGGTAGGCCTGTCGAAGAAGGAGAAGAGTAAATGGCAGTACGTCAAAAACAAAAAGTTTTAGATATTGCTTACACACATTTTAAGGATCATAAGCTACCTTTAGATGTTGATTATAAAACCTACATGGCTAAAGTAGGCTCTGCAGAAGCGCTTCATGCAATTTCTGTAAAAAGAAGTTTTAAAGCATGGAAGTATTTACTACATGCCTTAAAATTGAAGCACCCTGACTTAATGGAAGCTCCAAAGCCAACCCCCGCTCCGAAGCCAAAAGCTGCTCCGAGCAAGCCTGCCAAAGCAGAAGAAAAGAGTGAAGACTAATGGAAAAAATCTTTAACCTCACTTCTACCTTTAAAGCGTTGGACGAAGACGATGGCGGTGTTCACATTTGTGGAATGGCGAGCACAGCAGACTTCGACCGTGCTGGAGATACTATTTCAGCAGAAGCATGGACTAAGGGTGGTCTAAGCAATTTTGAAAAGAATCCTATTATTCTTTTTAACCACGACTATAACAAGCCTATTGGACGCGCTACAGGACTTAAAGTCACTGAAAACGGTCTTGAACTAAAGGCTAAAATTTCTAAATCTGCGCCCGATCATGTGGCTCAGCTTGTAAAAGAAGGCATTCTTGGAGCTTTTTCTGTTGGTTTCCGAGTCAAGGATGCTGATTACCTAACGGAAACCGACGGATTAAAGATTAAGGACGCTGAATTGTTCGAAGTATCGGTAGTATCGGTACCTTGTAATCAAGCAGCCACTTTCTCTCTGGCGAAATCATTTGATTCTATTGAAGAATATAATGAGTTCAAGAAAACTTTCAAAAATAGTGTAGATCTAGCCGGTCAGTCTCTGGCTAAGGATGAAGATTCATTTGAAGCTAGTGATGCACCGGATGGAACTGAAAAGTCAGTTCAAAAGGAGATGACAATGTCGGAAGTAAAAACTCCCGAAATCGACCTTGAGGCTTTTGCTAAGAAGGTAGCGGATGAGACTGCTGCTAAGATTGCAATTCGTCAAGCCGAAGAAAAAGCAGCCGTTGAAGCAGAAGCTAAGGCCGCACAAGAAGCAGCTGAAGCTGAAGCCGCAAAGCAGGCTGAAGTTGAATCTGTAATTAAGACAGGTATTGAGTCAGGCGCTGAGCGTCTTATGTCTGATATCCAAGCGAAGCTTTCTGAGAAAGACGCAAAGATTGACGAAGTAATCGCTCAACACCAGAAGGACCTCGAAGAGAAGAACGCTGAGCTTACTGCTATGCGTGAGTCAAAGCGTGTATTCGCTGACCGTAGTGACGGTGACGCTATCTCTAAGTGGGGCAAAGAGTTTATGTTCGCACACATGGCAGGTGTAATGTCAGGCAACAAGAGCCTCGACCAAACTGACTATGGTAAGAGCATTCTTGAGAAAGCTGGCGTTAGCTATGCTACTGCAGCACCTAACATTGCTACAGAAGTATCAAGCCAGATTGAGAAGGAAATTCAACGTGAGCTTCGTCTTGCACGCGCTTTCCGTGAAATCACTATCAACTCTCAAGCTCAAGTACTGCCAATCCAAACAGACACCAACTTGGCGTCTTGGCAGTCAGGTGCAGCAACTACTCCAAACTTGGAGAACAAGACTCAGGTTGCAGGCAATACTTACCAGCCTAGCCAGGTAGTATTGAAGGCGTACCGTTTGATCTCAAGCACACTCATGGATAACCACATTGATGAGGAAGTGTTGATCAACCTTATGCCTATGCTCGTAGAGTCAGTTGCACGTGCACACGCTCGCGCTGTTGATGATGCACTTCTTAACCACGTAGCTACTGGTGGCTCTGATGCGTTTGACGGTCTCGTTAAGCTCGCAGGCAGCAACTCAGTTAGCGTACTTGACGCAGCAGGCGGCAACTCAGTAGATACAGCAGTAACTGCATCTGAGTTCCTCGACGCTCGTAAGTTGATGGGTAAGTATGGCATGATGCCTGAAGAGATGGTATACGTCGTATCTCAGGCTCGCTACTACGATCTGATTGCTGATGCTGGCTTCGCTGACATCACAGACGTAGGTTCAGACGTTGCGACCAAGATCACTGGTCAAGTTGGTGCGATCTTCGGTACTCCCGTAATCGTATCTGACAACTTCCCTGCAGAAGCTAACGGCGCTGCAGTAGGTCTCGCTGTCAACGTTCGTAACTTTGCTATCCCACGCCTCCGCGGTGTGAATGTAGAGCAAGATTACGAGGTAATGAACCAGCGTAATGTTGTAGTCGCTACTCAGTCACTCGGCTTTAACCAGCTCGTGGCAGACTCAAGCGCAGACAAGTCAGTTATCAAGCTCGTACGTACAGACGCTTAATAGCTAGCTAAATAAACTGGGGAGGGTTTCCTCCCCAAGTTTTTACTAATTGATTTATTATGGCAGATTTAATTACTCTTGCAGAATACAAAGAAGCAGAAGGCATTGCAAGTCCTAAAGAAGACTTGCGTCTTGCTACTTTAGTACCTTCAGTGAGTCAATTAGTAAAGACTTATTGTGGTAATTCTATTGTTGATTACTACTCTACGAATAAAGTAGAAGAATTTAATATTGATTGGGAAACTCATTTAGTTCAATTAACTGAGAGCCCTGTAAACAGTATTGTTTCCGTAGAAAAAAGAGATTCCGTAACGGAAAGTTACACCACCGTGCCAACTACAGACTATTATCTTGACAAGAAGACGGATAGTGTACTTTACGTTACGGGATCCACCTATAAAAACTGGCCTCGCGGAGCGGCGTCAGTGAAAGTTACTTATAAGGCAGGCTACGAAGCTTGTCCTATGGACTTAAGACTAGCAATAGTTGATTTAATTACATATTACTTGAAGGATGAGCATAAGGAACGTCGAACTCTTGGCGGAGCGAGTATTCAGAATCAAAGTACATCAAGTGTACGAGATAGTGTAGCGTTCCCAGACCATATTAAGAGAGTGCTTGATATGTATAAAAACTTTTAATGGCAAAAGCAGATTTACAAAAACTGGCCAATGAACTGGAAAAAAAGTTACATGCTAATTCCGAGGAGTATCGTAACCTTACTTCAGACTATAAAGTTCACTCTTTTAGAATAGATGAACAAGACTTAATAAAGCAAGTTAAGACTGAATTAAAAATGAGGCAAGGAGGTTTCGGAGAAACTCTTCCTCCGTCTATAGAAGAAATTGTAGAGACAGAAGTTCCTCTTATGTGTCAAATGCTTTTTAAGTTGTTTGACCCTTCAAGAGCAGTATATAAAAGGTCTACTACTAAAGTAGCTCCTACAAAAAGAATAGGAAGTACTTCAAAAAAGTTTATATTTGTTCTTGCGGCAAAACCGGGAGAAAATAAAAGTGTTTTTGATGCATTTCGTAAAAGAAAACAAGCAGCACAAAAATCTTTAGTAGCGGCTCTGGATAAAGAAATTGAAAGATTAAATAAAGAATCTACAGATAGTCCTTATGCAGGATTATTTAGAAAAGATGAGCGCACTAGTCGTAAAACAGGAAAAAAGTATACTGTAAATGTTGTAGAGAATTTTTTAGATATTGGCCATGAAGATAAAAGTGCCGTATTTCTTCAAAGAGGTAGAGACGCTGAGGCAGCTTTACTTCAATTTAGTTCAGCAAGTGAAGCTGCTCAGTCTTTTATTAGTGATTTATTACAAGATTTTAACGTAGTCTTAACCCCGGAAAAAGGGAAACGAGGAACTATACGAACAGTAAGAGCTACTCTACAAAGCAAGTGGTTTAATAGAAAGCAAGCTAAAGCTGAAAGAGAACAAAACGAAAAAATCGAAGAAATACTTGCAAAACTTGCTTCTCAAATAGAGTTTGAAAAAGAAGAAAGTTCAGACTCTCCTCTTCAAGTAATAGAAAAACGAATGCTAAATGATTTACTTTTAATTGTAAATGATAATAAAGCAACAAGAAGAGCAAACTTTAAAAAACAAAAGATAAAAGATCCTGTTAAAAAACCAGTAAAAAGTAAGTCAAGAAGAGCAAAAGCAAGTATTGCTCCAGTTGTAAAAGACAATAAAAAAGTAGTTGTAGGCGGAGGCTCTGCGGGACAAAGAAATCAAGAATCCCAAGTTTCTATAAGCGTACTACTTGGGCTTTTAAACAGGGACTTAAATAAAGTTGTTCAAAGAAATATGGGATTTCCTGCGCTAGAGAATAGAACAGGAAGATTTGCAGGAAGCGTAAGAGCTGTGGATGTTACAATGACTCCAAAAGGGTTTCCTAGCATAGGATATACCTATGAAAGAAATCCTTATGGAGTATATGAATCTTCTAGCGGTACAAGGTTTTCAAGTGCTGAAAGAGATCCTCGAAGATTAATAGACGCTTCAATTAGAGAAATAGCGGCTCAGTATATGCAAACTAGAATATTTACAAGGAGAGTGTAGTGGTTGACAATAGAAATTATACCTCTCGAAGAGCAAATATACTGCGTGCTTTAGCGACAAAACTAAAAGATATTGACGGGTCTGGAGCATTTTTAAGTGATTTAGCTAATAATGTTGAAACTCGTTTAAAGTTTTGGGACGAAATTGCGGAATTTCCGGCTGTTCATTTAAATGCAGGGCCAGAAACTAGAGCTTACCAAGCAGGGGGCTATAAAGATAGATTTTTAAGTGTAACAATTCGTTGCTACGTGTCAGACGATGAAGATGCTACAGAAGCATTAAATGTTTTAATGGAAGATGTAGAAACCGTAATCGAAAATAACTCTAGGTTAAAATATTATGACACTATGAATAACGAGTATAATACACAACAAATTACCATCGTCAGTATTGTAACCGACGAAGGTGTGCTAGAACCTCTAGCCGTTGGAGAAATTCAAATAGAGGTTCGCTATTAGAAAATACTGGCACGAACAAATGTTCACGTCCAAGTCTTTTCAAGTTACATAGGAGATAAACTATGGCAGTCGATACTTTATATTTCAGTAGAGACAGTAAGATGTATATTGAGATCGGGGCTAATGTATGGGAGATTCCTGTACTGGATGGCTTTAGCTTCTCACAAGCAAACAACTCAACCGAAGTTACTCTTTCAGAAATGGAAGATAGCGCAGGTACGAGTAAGCGCGGACGAAAAGTATTTAACGACTCCTTGGCTCCTGTTGAGTGGTCCTTCAGCACTTATGCTCGTCCCTACCTTTCAGAAGGTAGCAATACAGCAGGTAATGCAGAAAAAGACGGCACTGATAAACATCACGCAGTAGAAGAAATTCTGTGGGCTTTGATGGCAGGTCCTGCAACTTATACTGCTCCAGGCAGTTCTCAAGCTACAGCTCTTTCAGGGATGACTTTTAGCTCTACAGCCTCACCTAATACTACTGCGGGCACTGGCATGTCTCAGCTATCTTTCTCTGGTTCAAACAAGGCAACTCTTGGAACTTGCAATATTTATTTTTCGCTTGATGACGGAGGTTCTGACCCTGTTGTATACAAGTTGGATGAAGCAGTAGTAAATGAAGCATCAATTGACTTTGATGTAGATGGTATTGCTACAATTGCATGGTCTGGTTTTGGTAAAACTCTTGTAGAGGCTTCTAAGCCTACTCGTACAGTATTTGAGGGAATTGCTGCTTCAAATAACTTTATTCGTAACCGATTGACTCAGCTAGCAATTACTGCAGGAGACACAACTACATTCCCGGGTTCTGGTAGTGGTGTATACACACTAACTCTTACAGGCGGAAATATTACTATTTCAAATAATATTTCATTCCTTACTCCAGAAACTCTTGGTACAGTAAACCTTCCAATCGGCCACGTTACAGGGGCTCGTTCTGTAAGTGGATCCTTTAATTGTTATTTAGGTCTTGATTCAGGTACTAACACTGGTACTTCGACAGACTTCTTTAATGACCTTACATCTACAGCGGCACGAAGCAAGATTGTAAACTCTTTTGATCTTACATTTAAGTTAGGCGGAGTTGCTACCAGCTCTACTGTCCCTGTATACCAATTTAACTTCCCAACAGCTCACTTTGAGATTCCTGCACACAGTGTAGAAGACGTAATCTCAATTGAGACTACTTTCCAGGCCTTGCCTTCTACAATTGGCGGAACTGATGAAGTAACTGTTAAATTCGCGGGTGCCAACCCAGCATAATAAAAATAATGATCTACTAAGGGGCTACGGCCCCTTTTCTTTTACTCCTACAAAAAATAAATCTTGACATCTCACCTCCTTTGACCTATAATTACAAGATATAAATTTACACTCTTAAAGGATACAAAATGAGCGATTCACCTATTTCTTTATCGAGTCTTATGACTCCTAGCAAAACAGTTTCTATCGACTTTCCTGGATACTCAGGCATGAAAGTTAGCTTATGCTACTTAGGTCGAGAAGAACTATTAAAGTTACGCAAAAAGTGTGTAACAACTAAATTCGATAAGCGAACTCGACAACCTGAAGAAGTATTAGACGAAGAAAAGTTTCTCGTAGAATACTGTAAAGGTGTAATTAAAACATGGTCTGGCTTGAAGTTTTCATACCTAGAAGAGCTTCTTTTGGTAGATGTCTCGGCCTACGACCCTGATGATGAGCTTCCTTATACACAAGAAAACGCAGAGCTTCTTATGAAAAACTCAAATATTTTTGATACTTGGGTAACAGAAACTGTGGGGGATCTTGAAAATTTTACAGTGAGCAGCTAGAAGAAATACGCACTCTTCTAGCACGTTACATAAAAGAGTCAGAGTCTAATGTAGATGTTGATAAGTATCTACTTTTATGTGAACAATTAGGTCAAGACCCAGACCCTACCAAAATGCCGCTCGAGCCGTCTGATTTTCCAGAGGAGGTTCAAGTGGCATTTTTTATGTTCAGCTTACTACCAGACTACTGGGAAGGAATGAGCGGAACATACATGGGCAAACACTGGCATGGATTGGAGTATTTCTTTAATTTGCATCAGATAGAGAATCCCAAAGAAGTAGTATATTTAATGAAAATATATGAGCACGAATTAATTTCCTTCCGTTCTAAAAAGGCGGAAGAGAAGCGTAAAGCAGATGAGCGTAGAGCTAAAAGCGGCGGTAAAAATCTCGCCCATAATATTCAAGGCTAATGTCAAAGAAAATTGAAATAGATATTGAAGTCAACGGCAAGATGACAAAAGCAACTGTCGACGCTAAAAAATTGCGTGGACAGTTAGACGGGCTTGACGATGCTCAAAAGAAAACTACCAAGTCTGGGGATAAATTTCAAAAAGGGCTAAAAGGTGTTGGGGAACAATCTGCAAATGCTTCTAAAAACTTTTCTAAATTTTCTATGGGAATGGGCGGTTTTGTTGGCGTCTATGCATCTTTAGCAGCACAACTTTTTGCAGTAAGTGCTGCGTTTCAGTTTCTAAAAAGAGCGGGTGATTTAGAAGCTCTGAAAGCAGGACAAATTGCTTATGCTTCTTCTACCGGTACCGCATTAAGAACCCTTGCAAGAGACATTCAATCAGCCACAGCATCTCAAGTAGCTTTTGTTGATGCTTCTCAAGCGGCTGCTATTGGTACTGCTGCGGGTCTTTCGACAGATCAACTTACTCGATTAGGTAAAGCAGCAGCAGATGCGTCGCAAATTCTTGGTAGAGATGTTACAGATTCTTTTAATCGTTTAGTAAGAGGTGTAACAAAAGCAGAACCAGAACTATTAGACGAATTAGGCATTATTTTACGACTTAAAGATGCCACAGAGGAGTACGCCACTGCTATAGGGAAAACTCCGGAACAGCTTACTCAATTCGAAAAAAGCCAAGCAGTAGCAAATAATGTGCTTGGGCAAGCAGAAGAAAAATATTCTGCTATTTTAGATGTTGTAGGAAGAACTCCAAATCAGTTTGCTCAGCTAGGTATAGCTTTCGATGAAATACTAGATGACATTAAAGAAATAGTTGCAGTTATGGCAGGCCCGTTTGCAACTGCTTTAAAAGACACTCCTTTAGTAGCAGCCAGTGCTTTTGGCTTACTATTGTCTGGCCCTATGAAAGCAATGGGATTCAGTCTTAGAGATATAGCTGATGAAGCCTCTGAATCTTCAAAAGTACAACAAGCCTCCATCGAAAAATTAAAAAAGAAAAGAATGGAAATGGTAGATGTTGTAGGTGCGCAAAAGAAAAGACTACAAGAATTAGCAAAAGTAGAAGTTAAAGAAGGCACTACCAGTAAAATCCTAAAAACTTTAGGGGACGGAGGAAAGCTTTATGGAGTGGATAAAGCAAATCTAAAAAGAGCTTTAACTGCCGCAGAGAATCAATTACGAGAGCATGGCGAAATCACTTCTGGTATTTTTAAAGGAAGAGATGCAGAAGTTCTTGCGTCTTTCCGTAATACATTAAATAAAATGGATAATGCCACTCAACAAACTGCAAGTAAGTGGTCTCTTGCTATGAATTATATGAAGACTCAAGCACTAGGCTTTGTAGCTTTCACTAAAACTGCTTTCGCAGGCTTAGTAACTCGAATTGGAAAACTGTTCAGTATTGCAGGCTGGGCAAGTATTATTGCACTCGGATATCAATCGGCGGTCGCGGCGATGAAAAAGTATGGAATGTTAGCAGAAGAAGCTGCGCCAAGTTTTGATGCCCAGCAAGCAGCAGCCGAAGGCCTTCGAGAAAGAATAAGAAACTTATCAGAAGAGTACGAAAAGTTTGCAGAAGTTCTTGCTGTAAAGATAGTTTATGCAGGAGATAGCTTTGAACTTCTTTATTCAAACGCAGCTGATCTAGCAAATATGCTTGCTACTACTTTTAGCGCTGATAATATTGACACCATGTTTGATCAACTAGCGGGAGATTATACGACAGAACTTTACAAGATAGAAATGACTAACAAAAAATTTATATCTGCTGTAAGTACTCTAGGCAATAATCCTGTTTGGAAATCTCTACAGGCAACTGTTGCTGCTCCTATTATAGGAGTAGGAGGAGCTTTAGCTTCTTTATTGACGTTAGATCCCTCAAGATTTATGCAAACTATGAATCTTGTTACTTCAAAGTTTGAAGACTTAAATAAAATGGTTATTAAAGGTGCAATGCATCTTTCAAATTATTTTTTTGATACACAGTATACGTTTGAAATATCTGACACGTCTTCTGCTACATTTAAAAGTATACAAGAATCCTTAGATTCAATTAATGTTTTTCAAGAGAAAATGAGAGAAGAAGGGTTAGAAGGATATACATCTTTTGAAGAGATGGGTAAAGCTCTATCACGGCTTAAAGAACTTGCTAAAGACGGTATTCAATTTGAAGAAATGGACGAATTCATTGCGCTTAGAGAAACGATTAAAGAAACTTCAAAAACAACAACAAAACTTGCAGGAGAACTAAAAATGTTTCCTGAGCTAGCAAAAGCTACTGCTCAAGCATTTAGTTCTGTTGATCAAACATTAAAAGGAGCTAGTCAAGGGGACGCTTTAAGAAACGCAGCAGACGCCCAGCTCGCGAGCATGAAAGAAATAATAAAAGCTCGAGGAAAGGGAGCAAAGATAACCAAAGAAGAGTTTGACTTAATGAATAAATTGGCTAAACAGAGCCAATTAGGAGAAAGAATCGCAGTAAGAGACTTTGATAGAAAAACACGAGCTTTAAAACTGCAAGAAGCTTCTCTTTTAAATGAGAATAAGGTGTTTAAAGCAACTGTAACTCAACTAAAGCACCAAGATAAAATAAGACAGTCTCAAGAAAAACTAAAGCAAGCTCAAGAAGACAGAGTTATACTGCAGCAAACTTATACTGCGCAGGAGCTAAGAACCACACCTGAGTTAGTAAGACAGCTTCAAGTAATACAAGCTACAGAAGATTTAGAAAATAGTAGGCTTGGTATATTAAAAGAGCAAGCCGATTATTTAGCTTTAACAACTCCTATTCAAAATGCAATAGAACTTAATAAGCATCAGCAGACATTGATAAGCGGAAGAAAAGCTTTAGTAGATATGTCTCAAAAAGAGTTTAACATACGCAAGCAGATAGTCGATATTGAGCGTAGAATGGCGCGTGATAGATCTGCTGAAGCAGTAGCAGAAGCCGGAAGTGCAAATTTATTCTTAAACACGGATAGACTTGCTGCCTCAGAAAAGCTACGCCTCGCTAAAGAAGAAAGAGATGTTGGCCTAGAAGTAAACCAAAAAGAGTATGAAAATAAATTAGCACAAATAGAACTAGAGTACGAGCTGCTAGACGCTAAAAAAGAGCAAACAGCTTTAGAGTTTGAGCTTCTTGCGCTTGAGTTACGTGAAAAAGGCCAAATAAGTGCAGCTAATAAAGCTGAAATGCTTGCTGCCAAAACCAGAAGCCATAGCTATGATAAAGCAAAAAAGGCGGCCAAGGATTTAGCTCTAAAAGCAAAAGAAGCAGCAGATTATGGGCTTGGAAAAGCAGTTCGTGATGCAGAGCGCACTTATAGATCTTTACAGGCTGTGAACCAAGTATTAAAAACTTCGGCCGATGCCTTTAAAACTGCAATGAATGATTCAATCAATGCAATATTTGATTCTTTATTTGATAAAACGCTTGACTTAAACGAAAAACTGAAAGAAATAGGAAGAAGTTTTTTACAGGCAGTTCAACAAGCAGTAACAGATAAGTTTATTGTAGAGCCTATACTTGATATGCTAGGACTAGGAGAGTTAGGCTCTAGTGAAAGTAACCCCATGTATGTTAAACCAGTAGGGACAGCAGCTCAACTCGCCCCAGGTCAGCAAAGCGCTTTGCCTCCTACTGTTACAGCTCCAAGTTCTATTCGTGAAGCCCCGTACGCAGGCCCTCAGAGCTTAGAAGCAAGAACGATGGGGAGCATAAACTCTGCAATGACAGAATCTGCTAATGCTCAGTATATGGCTGAAGCAAGAGCGTATTCTTCACAACAGCTTGCTGAAGGACAAGCCGCACTTGGAAGTAGCCTAGCCTCTCCAAGTAGTTTTGCAGACTCTATACAAGCACCTACTTTATTGCCCGTAGCGGAGGCCAGAACGATGCAGGAAGAAGAGGGCGGTGGTTTATCTGAAGCCATGGGAAGCTTGAGAGACTCTATAGGAGATTTAACTATAGAAACCGCATCAAACATTACTGCAGGAGCAGCACTTGTTGCCGGATTAACAGGTAATTCAAAAGCAGCAGAAGCTCTTGCAAAAGTCACGGCGGCTTTAAAAGCTTATCA